TCTGGACGAGTAGTTGGGTCCATGAGTGTGCCTAATTGAGGAAAGTTCATTCCGCCGTATGCTGGGCCTTCTGGAGCAGGTGCTGATGCTTTAACTGAACTCACTGCTTGGTTTCCCTCTATACGACTTTGATTAATTTCTTTATTCTGGCCATAACCGAAACCAGTATAGTTTCCATTCTGACCAGCCCCACCTGTTGCAGAAACATTTGCTGGGTTATACTGTGGGCCACCATTGGCTCCGCCACGATTTTCAGCCATTGTTCCTCCTATGAGTATTGTTTAAATGTATAAATAGGCTCAGAGCACATATTATCATATTTGATTGCAACGGCGATAGCCTTGCGAATCATTGTCTCTGCCTGATTAATTGTCTTTACTTTTTCCACACCCAACGCTGCCAATGCACCGAGGGCAACATCTCCACCAGAACCCATAACATATACGTTACGAACATCGGTATCCCAAGAATAGTCATCCGAGACCGAAAAGACTTGGCCTTTGACTGAGATAAGGAATCCGCCTTCGTTCTGCGCAACATCGCCGTCCTCTTTCATATCTATTCCTGCGTCAATAAAATGCCTACGCATCTGAGGAATAAACTTCTGCGTCATATATAAATTTAAATCTTCTTTAAGTGTAGGCTTTGGCTGTACGTAGCCATAGTGTAGCACATTACTTGTACGTGATGAACCACAACCAGCAATCAGCACTCCATTGTTTTCTACAATCTTTGGAGTCTTGCTTACCTGAAATCTACCGTGCTCATCACTAAGGCGAGAATCACACCCTAGTACCGACCATCCGTCACCCTGTATCGCTACTAGCGTAGTCATTGTTATCCCCTAGTTGTTACTCGTCCCGTTGCCTTGCCACTACCACTAAGGGTAGATAAAATTGTTTGTAAGTCTGGTGGTGGTGCTTGTGGAGCCAATCCCTCTGGCGGTAAACCGCCTGCTGGAGCCGCGCCTGGAACAGGGGACGGCTGCTCAACAGGGGAAGGTGCAGCCCCAACAGGAGGAACTGGTTGCTCTGGAGTAAAGATTTCTGTTATAGCATCTTCTAGGCTTATGCCCTTTTGACGCGCAGTGATTACTCCCGCAATCTTGGTTACTATATCTGCTGGATTTCCACCTGATGTTGCCATCGCTGGAATAGCCTGCGCCATAGCGGTGATACCGCCAAGAAGTGATTGACGCATGTTTTCAATTTCAATCTTTTCAAGTTCTTGTGTAACATTAACTGTGAACGGTAGTTCACGCATAGCCATATCCTTAGAGATAAGACCGCCACCTAGAGCCTGTAGCATGAAGATAAGTCCCTGTGCTGGGTTAAGACCAGCGAGCATACCGTAGCGTACATCGGCTGAGTAATCGCCCTTGATGTCCTTGCTTGGTCGGTATGTGATTTCGTAAGGTGAGCCAGAGTCAACACCACGAATGGTCTTCTCTTCTGGATAAATCTTTTCATCGATTTCAAAACAGAGGCTAATGATGTCGCGTAGAGACGCAGCAAAAATTGCCTGCGCTGCTTTAACCTGGGTATCAAAGGCTCCCATAAGAGCCTGAACGCCTTGGCCAGTAACGATGCTTGCATCAATGTTTCCAGAACGTCCTTCTGGGTAACGAGTACCAGCGCGAAGTTCTTGGTTGAGCAGTGCTGATTCGGTAAATGCGCCTTGTGGTAGAGTCAATTCTACACGTCGAACGCCAGCAGGGTTAGCGGTACGAATAACCGCATCGCCACCCAACTGGAGTTCTTGTACGTCTTGAGGTAGTACGATTGGTGCTTGAACACTCTTCTCTGCTGCTTCCATTGCCAATAGGGCGAAACGGTTGCGGAGAAGTTGAATACCTAATACGTCGTCGAATTGTCCACGCAGTTCACCATCAATAGATGGCTTCCGCGCCACGACAACCATCATCTTACCTAGCGGATTAGGCGCGTAAGATAAAGTTAAATTCTTTCTGGTTGGTAGGTAGATAACAGACTGGTCTTTATCGTAGTACCGAATAAGTTCTAGTTGTGAATACAGGTCTTGATTGTATCCGTTTGGCCCTAGTAGTTGACGCTCATACTCTGGGAACTGTGTAACTAGTTCTCCAAGAGTCATAAGGTATCGTTTTGCAAATGCAACACAGCGCCCGTAGCGGTCAAATTCTGGGTAAGCCCCAATTGGATTTTCTACGCGAATGCGAGGCATCTTTGATTCTTCGTCCAATTCAATCATGAAAGGAACGAAACCATATGTGATGTACCAGTCAGCACCAGAGTACATCTGGATTGAAAGGTCTGAGTGTGAGAAATAATTTGATGCGATACGGGTACGCTTGTCAGCAAAGGCGCGAGCCTTGTCGCTGACTGAGTTAGCCGCTGAGCAGTTTACTGCTGGAAGTGGCGCCATAACCTCAGAAAGGTCACGTGCTACTACATCGATAAAGTTGGCTACTACATTGGCATCTACGCCGTCTGGGAAGAAGTCAGGGTATACCTGTGAGATTTTACCCTTGCGGACAGCAAGAACATCCTGGTTGCGAGCATCGCGCTCGCTATTGCGGTAACGTAACGCTTCGACACGTGCCGCTACCTGCTCCATTGATAATGCCATTGTTATCCTAACTGTATTGTTGTGACCACTGGTCAGCAAATGCTTCGTCTAGGTTGATTGCAAATCTACGTTCTGTCTGAGCGCGAGTTGCCCACCTATTGTTGGCGTACTGTGATGCTTGGCTTGAGCGCTGCATCATCTCTCGGATACGGATGACTGCAAACCACAAGGCCATTACAACGTCGGTTGGGTTCTTAGTATCTGGCTTCCAGGTAATAAGTTCCTGCACTAACGTCTTTAGGCCTTCTGAGCCTTCGTTGCTGGGTAATTCAATAATGTTGTTATCTTGGAATCGACCATCGCGGGTGTTACCAAAGAGGGTAGCCATAGATGCCACACCAAAGGATGTATCCCACTTGTTCTTACCAGTGAAGTGTGAGTTCAACTGGGTTCCATATCCTGCCAGGAAGTTACGTAAGTTATCATCCAGGGCGTAAGCCTTCTGGTGAGCGTTAATTTCAATACGCAGTTCTTGGGGGCGATACTTGTCGACCCACTCTTCAATCAAACTCTGAATCTTAGCGGGTGTAGGCTCTGTCATATTAACAGCATCTAGGACATAGATACGCCCGTCTGCCCTGTTATAGGTACAGATAACGGCTCCTGTGGCTCCTGCCATAGCAGGGTCAAGCCCAATGATAGTATAGCCTTCAACGTGCTGAGGATGTCCTGGTGCTCCAGGCTTTAACGGTCCACGCTTTCGCATTCCGTTGACGCTTCCTGCGACGCAGGTAGGGGAGAAGATTGAATCTTCTTGTACGTCCTCTTGCTGGTAGACCATAGCCCATACTGACGGGGCGACCTCAGAGCGACGCTTAAAGAGAGAAGGTCCGTCCCACTTGGGAAAAAGTCCATTGTCCAATACCTCGTCTAGGTCGTTCTCTTGCTGGTCTGTCTCAGGCCACAAGGTTTGCCAGTTTACTGGCTTCTCATCAAACTGCAATACTGCTGGCATAGCACAGTATGTAAAGGGAGTCTTGCCACCTGTCCACTGCGAGCCATCTCTAATCATCTTGTAGAGGTCTACAGATGCCACGCGGGTTCCTACAATAATAAGTTTACCGTGTCGTCCCAAACGGGTTATAACTTCCTTTTGCAACCACTCAATTTGTTTTTCCCACTCATGAGCATTAGAACCCATCACCACGTCATCTAGGATAATTAAGTCGGCACGTGCTCCGTAAATCTGAGAACCAAAGCCCAGTGCTTGAACCGTAGGGTCCTTTTCACCTGAGTCACGTCCTGTGCCTAGATAAATCATGTCGGCAGACCATTGTGTAGCATCTGCCTTGTACCCACCATTAGGGCCGAAGGCCGTCTGTAGTTTCATATATCCTGGATGGGACAGGCGGGTTTTAATTGCACCCAAAAATTTGCGAGCCATACCCTGCGTTTTAGAAACGATAATCACTCGGGTGTTAGGGTTGGTCACAATCTTATAAGTCACGTAGTTTGTCGTGATAGTAGTAGACTTGGCGTGTTCAGGCGGTACGTTAATTAGTACACGGTTCGGGTCGCCTGGTTCGTAGGTCATACCAGAAGGCAGCCAGCGAGGCTCCTTACCTTCTATTAAATCAATCCAGTCTAGTTGATGATTAAAAAGACGTGAATCTAGGAATTGCTCAGAAAATTCATGGAAGGGCATATCCTTCATCTCGGCTAGGTCAGCCTTAATACCTTTGCCCGCTAGGCGGGCCTTGTCAGAAGCCTCTTTGAAGTCGGCGTTCTGCATCGTCCATTGACGAAAGGCGGTGTCCTGACGGTCTACGGCAGCCATAGCGGCTGTGACGGTGGCACCTTGCTCTAGGAGAGCCAGTACTTTAGCCTGGGCATCTTCCTTGGTATAACTCTGTTTTCCTGCTTTGCGTCCCATATCATATCCCGTCCCTTAACGCCGATTTAACGCCTCTTAGAAACGGCATAACTTTCCCACCTGTATAAAAAATTTCAAATATTATATATATAGGAGGAGCGGAGTCTTAAACGGAGCGACTCCGTATATATTTATCTATATACTATAGAAGACCCGTTCAAACGGGTCTTTTCCGAGTGGGTTGGGAAAGTATTTTCCCGAACCCTTTTATCCTAAGCATACGATGTGACGTAGGTCACACCGTCCGAGGAGTACTTAAAGTACTCTGAGGGGGGCTATTAAATATAACAGAAAATAATTATGGGAGTATATATATAGTAATCGCGCTCGGTTTAATAAACCTCGGGTCAAAGTATGCGCTATGCGCTTATTCTGGCGTTATTTATTGCGTAGATGAATTAGCAGAGAGTAACTATCCCCTGACGGGTATTTCATAAATAGATTTCCCCCCGATAAATAAAATAAATATGAGTGAGAGATATCGGCAGTGCTATCGCTACCCTCGCGCCCGACTTATACCGCGCCCGCGCCCGTCTCCCTCGGATATCTCCCCGCGTGTCGGCTCACGCTTGGCGCTCACGCTCACGCGCCCGCGCTTGGCGTTCGGTTAACCGAATGGACACCCGCTTCCGCTTGGTACCGAATAACTGGATTTCGTGTTACGCTAATCCAGTGGCGCTAACACTGGCGTCATTCAGTACCCAACTTAAAGAATGGAAAAAATAAAATGGCTACAAAATCAAAGAAGGCTCCAGTAGTAATCGTTAAGGCTCCAAAGATAGTAACCGCGTGGAATGGTGTCTGCACTACTTCCGCGAAATCTGAGAATGAAATCGTGAAGGCGATAGAAAATCTCTCTGCAACTTTAATTCTGGAAAGTCGCTTATCAGTAACCGACCAGAAGAAGTTCATCAAAGGCTTAGAAGATAGCGGGCGCGTATCTTCATTCATCAAATCAAGCCACGCTCCAGCGCTTCCAACTTGGTCAAAGTTGCGCGCCTTGCATAAGGATTTCGTAGCGCTTCCTATCGCCAAGCAACTCTCCACCGCTTCCGCTTCATACGACCTTCTTGGCGCTGGAAAAGGTGAGCAATATAAATCACTGGAAATCCTAACGAAAGAAATCGCAACCGTTCGCAAGAATAAAGCGGAGAAATCAAAGGCGAGCGCGAGCAAGCCAGCGAAAGAAGGAAAGAAGTCTGCAACTATGGCGGACACGCTCCGTGCCGCTATCGCGCTGGTTAATTCTATCGGTGATGGCGTGGAAGATGAGGTCTATGACCTTCTTCTGGAACTTGCAGAAGTTGCCGCGCTAAAGGTTGGCGTAGATGCCTAACCAATAAGAGAATAACCCTCGCGCCTTCGGGCGCGGGGGTTATTTTTTTGCCCAAAATCCGGCGAAGTTGCAGCCAAAAATTTTCGCCAACACAAACCAACACAAACCGAACACCGACAAGGAACGATAGCCGACAAGGAACCCCGCCAACACAAACCGACCTGCGGCAAGAAACGACCTGCGGCAAGAAACTTTTTCCGACACAAACAAATTGCAGGGCAGGCTAGGCAAGAAACTAGCGGCGTTCGGTTAACCGAATGGTGCTTGACCAGAACTTATCCATAGGCTAGACTAGTGCTATCAGCGAGAGTCCTGCTCTTGCTGATACAACCTAACCGTTCGGTTAACCGAACAGAATGTGAGAACCATATGCTAGACCTAACCGAGTTAATCGCTCAACTAGAAGTGCAGACCAACATTCTAGATGAGAAGCGAGCAGAGAAGGAAAGATACGAACAAGGCGTTCGTGCTATGCGAGAAGCGACCACAAGGGAGATGATGTAATGAGCCACAGCGATAACACCCAAAGGAAATTTGATACAAATTTTCCATCGTGGCTTGTCGTCAAGTTGCAGACCAAAGAAGATGAGCAACTCCGTTCGGTCAACCGAACAACCAGAAAGTCGCTATGGAAGAAGGAAGCCGAAGTTGACCAAAACTTAGGCAGGTGGTAGACTAGTCTTATTAGCGAGAGCCTTGACCTGTCGTTGGGTCGGGTGCAAGGCTGGTGGCTCACGATAGGCAGTTACGCAGGTGCGAGTCCTGCGGTGAGTGCGTGATAACAAAGCGTTATCATCTGTTCGGTTAACCGAATAGCGTTCTAAGGATATGATATGGAACTGATTAACTTAGATGTAAGTGAGTACGGCATTAGCCTTACTACTTACTTCGGTGATGTGTACGTTTTCTGGCGCACACTTCTTCTCGTTGCTGGTGTAGTTGTGGTACTTCGTATCGCTAAGGCTATCCGTAAGAAGGTGCGCTAATGACTTACAAATCAGCAGATGAACTGGTGGCGGAATTTTCCAACACAAACAATTCGTGGGAAGCGCGTCTTGACTACGAACTCGTTCAAGAAATCTTGGGGCGCTCTATGACCCTAAAAGAATGGGGCAATCTCGTTGACACCCTTGACGATATTGTATTTGAGACGGTTATGAGTTACTCCTATGACCAGTAATGTATCCATAGAGTTGACCCCTGCCGAGGTAAATATCGTCAGGCAATCTCTACGCGCTGAACACGATAGAATGGTGAAGCAGGGCTACGCCCAACTTGCCAAACTTGCAATAGAAACCTCTAGTAAAATCGCTGATGCCGTAATTGACAATAATTTAGGCAAGGTGTATGATAGTACTACTCAACCACAAGGCGTGGTTGGTTAAGCGTTCGGTTAGCCGAACAGATAAGGTATGGTTATGGAAGAAAACAAAGAAGGTATTGAGTGCGCGGTCTGCGATACTGCCATTGAACCTGATGATGTATTCCACGTTGAGCCAGACCAACAGGTCTGCTCAGATTGCGTAAGAGTATGCGAAAGGTGTAGCGATAGCGGTACATCTGACGATAGTTACAACGAAGTAGACGGCAACGCGATATGGTGTGAGCATTGTACGGCTCGCTATGCCAACTTCTGCAACCGTTGCGAGGAGCATACCTCGGGAAGCACTACCTATATTGCTGACCGTGGTGATTACTGGTGCGAATACTGCGCTGGTGATAATGCTGACTACTGTGATGATTGCGATAACTATTATGCGGAAGGGTGTACTGATTGCTTCCAAGAGCCAGACACTATCCACGATTATAGTTAC